TCGGCTTCGACGCGCCAGAGCGTCGGGCCGAGCCGGCCCGGGCGGAGATGCCGGCAGGTGTACGAGGCGAAGTCCGGGTGCGCGTCGCCGAGCGCGGGCAGACCCGCGGCCGCAAGGATCACGTCGGCGCCGTCCGCAGCCGCGGCCAAGACGGTCCACGTCCGCACGGCCATACCCTCGGAGTTGAAAACGCCGGGGGTCTGATCCTGCGTCGCGCGTTCGGAACTCCACTCCTCGGAGATGTCGATGACAGCCATGGGGTCCTCAGCTCAGCGTGGTCTCGTTCACCGTGATCTTCTGCGCGTCTTTGATCGCCTGGAGGAGTTGCTCCAGGATGTCGTTGCGCTTCGTATCGAGCGGATCGGGCGGGGGCGCGGCCTCGGGTGCGCGTTCGAGGAAGCGGCTGACAAAGGCCGACGCGTCGCGCGGAGCCCGGGCGCGTTCGATGGCGTCCAGGCCGCGGCGGATCACGTCCACCTCTTCCTGCTGTTGCCCGAACCACTTCGCCGCGGCCTCGGCCTCGGCGCGGAATCGCTTCTGCTGATCGCGATCTCGCGCGGCGGCGATCTCGGCGGCGCGGTTCGCGCGGGCCCGGTCGATCTCCGCCTCTTCGGCGCCGGCGTCACGGAGGGTATTGATCCATGCCTCGTGTCGACGCTGGATCATGCGGATTTCGAGTTCGAGGTTGTGGCCGAGGCGGCGGAGGCGCTCGTCTTCGATCGACTCGATCACGCCGGCGACGGCCCGGGCCTTGCGCAGGGCCTCGTTCTCCGCCTGGATCTTCGCCTTCAGCCATTCGGCCAGCTCGGCCTCGCGGGCCTTGCGTTCGTCCGCCGCGGCCTTGATGATCTCTTCCCCGGCGCGCTTTTCCGTGAGCCCGACCTGATCCAGCTTCCATTGACCGAATTCGCTTTCGGCCTTCTCGCGGGCCTTCATGATCTTGTGGTACTCGGCGAGCACGGCGTTCCACTCGCCGCGGGCGCGGTCGGTCCAGTCGGCGGACAGGTAGTTGAAGGGCATGCCGAAACGATTGGCCTTGGTCGCCTCCCGCGCGGCGCTCGCGGACCGTTCGCGCAGATCGGCGAGGGCTTTATCAACGTTCCGCTTGGCCTGGCGCTCGGTGTCGCGGATCTCCCGGACCTGTTTCTCGCGATCTTCGACCGTCTGCCCGCCGGCAATGGCCTTCTTCTCGGATTCGGGCGCCCCGCGCAGCTCGGCGGCGCGCAGTTCGTTCTCGCGTCGCCACGCCTTGGCCGCTACGGCGGCGCGCTCGGTCTCGGTTCGGACCTGGCGGATGCTCTGGATCGTCCGACGGAGCCCCTCGTTATCGTTCCAGGAGTCCATGATGCTGCGGATGCCCTGGCCGATGATGGGGATCGAGGCGCCCATCTCGGCCCACGCGTCGTTGACCTTGATCTGGGCCTCGAGCATCTCGTCGGCCGCGCCCTCCTGCAGCGTCATCGCTTGCTGGGCCTGGGCGGTGGCGATCTTCCAGCCCGCGGCGGCGGCGTTGGCAACGGTGGCGATACCGCCGATGGCCGCGACGCCCTTGAGGACGGTGCTGACGCTGAGGGCCTGGGCGGACTTCTCGATCTTGGCGAACTTCGCGCTCGCTTCGTCCCGGGCGCCGACGACGATCTCCAGGCTTTTCTTCACGTCAGCCACGGGAACCCTCCGGCGTCAGGCCGTGCTCGGCGCGGTGGATCGCGGTCTCGGACCAGATGAACTGGGCCGCCTCGAGGAAGATCTGGGTCTGATCGAGCGCGCCGCCGGCGAGCGGCGGCAGCCCGTGACGCATCATCTCGGCCATGTCGATCGCCATACTCTCATGGACGCTCACGTACTCGACCGGGCAGCACTCGAGCCGGAACTCCCCGACTCCTCCGCAGGCGTCGCAGCCGACGCCTCCGCAGGCGGGACACTCGACGAGGGCGGGCTGGGTCGCGGTCGGTCGGTCGGTGCAGTCCCCGCCCCGGCAGGAGCCGTTGCAGAGTCCGCCCCATCGGAGGGCGACGGCGACCCGGAGTCTTTTTTTGCTTCGGGCCCCAGCACGCTCCCGCGGCGCGCGGCGTAGTACAGGTCCCACAACTCGGCCACGGTGAGCACGTCGGACAGGCCGTCCGGATCGAACGGGATGTCGGCGCCGTCCTCGTCGCGGACGTTGCGCCACGTCACCAGGCGCTGACCGTCGACGATGGTCTCGCACAGCCGGCCGACGATCTGCGCAGTCGTGAGGTTGTTTAGCGTCTCGCGATCGTCCCCGAATTGGGCCGCGGCGAGCCACGCCCGCGCCGTCAGGTAGCGGAAGACGAAGACCGGCCCGTCGGGCTTGCGCTCCTCGGCCGGCGGCACCTCGAACGTTTGCTCGGGATCCAGCGCGATAGGCATCGGGCCTCGCCTCCTATGTGAACGTGAACGTCAGGTCGTCGTCGCCGATGATGCACTCGATGTTGTCGGTCTCGATGCCGCCGCGGTCGGCCTCCTGCGGGTTGACAAACTGGAGATTGGACGCGGTGACCGTGCACGTGTCGGTCCCGTTGGTGATGACGAGGCTGAGGTTCGCGCGCGTCCCGGCGAGCCATTCGCCGTAGAGGTCCTTCGTGGCGACGAGTTCGGCCTCCGGGTCGATCGTGACCTTGTTGAGCCGGTTGCCGATCGCGGCATAGCCGTAGCCGGTCGCGTCGTCCACGTCCTCGCGCAGGTGGATCTCGTTGCCCAGGTCGATGACGGCCTGACTGATCTTGAACTCGCCATAGGCGCCGACGGTGAGGGCGGCGGAGACGACGCGCATCGGAACGAGCACGGAGTACGTCGGATCGAGAATCGCGACGTCGGTCGGGGCATTCCACTTGCCCGTAAACTCGAACTCCCCGAACGCGAGCTTGCTCGCGGGGAACGTGAACTTGGCATTGCCCATGCAGCCGTGCAGGAACTTCTTGCGGCCGGCCTGATAGGAGCCGATCGTGATGGTCTCCTGCGTCGAGCCCGCGGCGCCGACCGGCCTGGCATCCGCGACGTAGGCCGCGCCCGTCAGCCCCAAGCCGACCGCGGGCAAGAGCACGGCCCAGCCCGCGGGGGACGCGCTGGCGCCGATGAAGTGCATGCCGAACGTCGCCTTGCCCTGGCGCCCGGAGACGACGCCGGCGAGCTGAGCGAAGCCGCCTTGCGACTCGCGATGCTCGAACTCCGCGCCCTGCTGAATCACCGTGTTGAACACGTTAAACGCCGCCTCCGCCGCGGTGAGGGCTTCGGCGGTTCCCGGCGTGCCCTCGGCCTTGGCGGCGAGGTTGCGCGTGCGCTTGATGAGAGCCATGGCGTCACTCCTTCTTGGGGGGCGTGATCCGAGCGGGCTCGGCCCCGAGCTTGATGCGATAGATGGCGCCGAGACGCGAGCACGAGGCGACGCGCTCGATCACCGTACAACGCCGGCCGTCGGCCAGCTCGATCTCTTCTTCCGGCCGGAGCTCCTGCGCCCCGGCGACCATGGCGAAGTCGTCGGCGGCGTTTGTCTCGACGAGCACGATCACCCGGCAGTTGTTGGCTGTCTCGGCCGTGATGCCTTCGTCCCGGAGCCGGGCCAGGCCGGCCTCGGAGAGGCTCAGGTGCGTGTCCATGGCGTCCTCCTGTCAGCTCTGAGCGTAGGGATCGTCCTCGAGGTGGCGATAGAGCACGTCGACCGACACGATGACGCCCTCCGAGCCGCCGGTGGCGATGAATCCCTCCGGATCGCCGATGCGCGTATCGAGCGCGTAACCGCCGCGCGTCGGCGCCTCGCGCAGCTTCTTCTCCACGTCGGCGCGGAGGGTGTTGATCGACGTATCGACGGCGGTCGCGCTGTCGTCCGACGGCCGGACGTAGCAGTACACCGAGAAGGGCGCGATCCAGGTTTTGAACCGCTGGACCGCCTCCTCGCCGACCTGCTCGACATCGTCGCCCTGGTAGAGGACGAGCAGCTTGTCCTCCGGAGCCTGGGCGAGCCCGGCCCGCAGAGGGCGGATCGCGGCGGCCGCGGCGCCGGCGGTGACGATCTCCTGCAGCGCGGCGAGCAGGTTCTGCGCGATCAACTCGATAATGGGCGTCGCCATGTCACTCGTCTCCCGCGGCGGCGGCCTTGGCGGCGCGGCGCTCGAGGATGCGCTGCGCCTCAGCGACGACGCGCTTGCTCAGTACCTCCTGGCCCTCCCGGACGATCGAGGGCAACGCGGCGACTTCCATGACGGCCTGCGTGACGCTGGGCGTGCGTTGTTCCTTGATCGGCAGCGCGTGCCCCTTGGGTGGCCGCGGCCGCGCGCTCGGCTTGCGCCGGTAAACGCCGACGTGGCCCTTGGGCATCCGCGCGACAAAGGCGCCCGCGACCAGTTGCCTCTTCCGGAGCTTAATCTGGACGCCCTTCGCCACTTGGCGGGGATCGAAGTCCGCCATGAGGAAGCCGACGACGCCGCCGCGGACCGTCGCGTACAGCCGTCGACGCGTGGCCTTGCGGTACCAGATCCGCTTGCGGATGATCTTCTGCTTGATGCCGAGCAGCTTGGAGGCCGTCTTCGCAACGAGGCTCTGGATCTTTCGCGAGGCGCGGTTGATCGCGCGATAGAGGACCTTCGGGATCTCCTTGGGCGCGTCGGCAAAGATCGCCTGAATCTCGGCGAGCTGCGCGTCGTCGACCCGGAAGGAAATGTCGCCGCCGGCCATCAGCGGACCTCCAGTTGAACCATGCCGTTGTCCTGATTGATAAGGCGGACGATCGTCCAGTCCGCGGCCGACTCGTCGAGGCGCGGCGGAAAGGAAATCTCGTCGCCGCCGGTGTCCAGCTCGTCCGTGCTGATGCCCGTCGTGGCGTCGTTGTCCGCGAAGACGTGGGCCGCAGGCCGGACGAGAGGCGGCGCCTCGGGCAGAGGCTCCGGCGGGTGACGATCAATGACGACGGTGATCGCGCGCGTGTCGCCGGTGCGCGGCTTGTACGTGGCCGACTCGCCGAACAGGCTGCGAAAGCTCGCGTTGTAGACGCTGAAGTCGATGCTCATCGAGCGGCGGCCTTTATCAGAATCTGCGCGACGCTGACTCCGCCGAGCATTCCCGTCCCCACGCCGATCCCCACGCCGACCCAGAAGACCCGCATGAGGCGGCGGCCCCACGGGCAGGACTCGACGTGTTGCCGGAGGATCTCCGGCGTCACCTCGCGGACGACCTCCTGGATAAACGCGCGTTGTTCGGGTGTGAAGCTGCCGGGCATGGCTATGGCGCCTCCCGTCGCAGGAAAAACCACCAATCGTTTTTCTCAGAGATCTGCACGCGGTCGTACCAGGTGTCGAGGTGCTGGAACACGCCGTCGCGGGCGGAGCGCAAAAACACGTCGACGCCCGGGAGTCTTGCCCGATCGTGGAACGCGATCGTCATTTGGTCCGCGATCGCCTCCGTGAGCATGATGAGCTCCAGGAGTTCCGTGCCCTCGATGTTGATCTTGAGCGCGGCCCAGTCGTTGCCGTACCGGGCGCGAAGCTCTTTCATCGTGATCGCCTTTGCGAGGTAGGCCAGGTCCTCGCTGAACTCCGTGTAGACCAGGCCCTGCGCGCCGGCGCGGACGCCGGGGATGCCGCCCTTGATTTCGAGGATGCCGTCGAACGGCGCGATAGCGCGCGGCAGCAATTCGCAGCCGTCCGGGGGCTTGGTCACGGGGCACGGGTCCACGCCGATGATTCGCTTTTTCCCGATGAACGGCCGCGCGTAATACCAGCCGTGCGCGCCCAGATTGATGATCGGCCCGGGGTGATCGAACGCGCGCGGGTGATAGAGGAACGGCGACTCGCCGCGCAGCTCCGCCAGCAGTTCAGGACGCTCCGGCATGTCTCACTCCTTGACGCCGATGTACTCGCCGACCGTCGGCTGCGGGCCCCAGTAGACTTCGCGGAATCCGGGGAAGGCGTTGCGCAGTTCGTCGAGCGACTGAAACGCGGACTCGTGGAGCTTGTTCGCGGTGCCTTCGGGCTCGATCGGGGCCTGGACGTAAATGTGGCCGCCGGGGGCGAGGATGCGCCGGCATTCGGCGACCGCCGCGGCGCGATCGTGGCAGTGCTCCAGGCTGTGGCGGCTGAAGACAAAGGCGAAACTATCGTCTGAGAAGGGCAGCTTTTCGGCTTCGGCGATTCGGGCGTAGAAGCCTCGGCCGATGGCCGCGTACACGAAACGGCGCACCGGATCCACGCCGACCATCTGCGCGTCCGGCCACCGTTTGGCGAGCACGCCCATGCCGTCGCCGGTGTTGCAGCCGACGTCGAGCACCTTGTGAGTCGGCTTGCCGATCTCCGCTTCGATGCGCTCGGCCGCGGCGTGGTAGCCTGCGATCATGGCGTCATTTTGCGGGCCGACGGCGAGCTGCCGATGGGGCGTTGCCTCGCGCGGTCGGACGCCGATCATGGCGCGATACTCCTCGATCGCCTCGACCATGCGCGCTGCGTTGTGGTGGCCGAACTTCTCGGCCGTCCATTTGCGCGTGAGCCATCGTGCCCGCGCATCCTCGGCTTTGTGGCGGGCGTTCCGGATCGCGTCGGCGAGGACGGCCGGATCGCACTCGGGGATGATGAGGCCGTAATCGTCGGTCTCGGTTCCGGATGTCGGGATCTGCTCCGCGGTCGGGGCGCAGACGAAGTCAAAGCTGAAGCCCTTGTACGTCACGAGGATCTTGCCGCAGAGCTGCGACTCGATGAGCGGTTGCCCCAAATTTTCCGCCTTCGACGGCGAGCAGTACACGTCGAGCAGGCGATAGAACTGCGGCATGGCCGTCCTCGGGAATCGCATGCCGAGGAAGTGGACGCGGTCAGCGATGCCGAGGCTCACGGCGAGCGCCTTGCTGTCGTTGAGCACGTCGCGCTCAGATTTGCCCTCGCGCAGGCCGTCCGGGCTGCGGGCACGCTGGCCGGACAGGTTGAGCTCGGGCGAGTGCAGGATCAGATAGTGCAGGTCGGGCATGTCGGCGAGCAGGGCCACGGCGCGGAGGACGTCGTCTCCGCCCTTCGAGTTCGGGGTGTTCCCGACCGTGCCGATTGTGAAGGCGCCCGGCGGCACGCCGAACTTAGAGCGGAGCCGTTCGGAGATGTGGAGGCATTCGGGATCGGCCCCGACCGCGGGGCAGAAGAGGTCCGCGTCGAACACGCTCGGAACCAAGCGCATCTTCTCGCGTGGCAGGCCGTGGCGCTCGTAAATGTCCATCGAGTACGGGCAGATCGCGGCGATAAAAGGCCGCTCTGCGATCAGGTCGATGATGTGTTGCTCGTCGGCTTTACGGATGGCCGGATCGGGATTCGTCGAGCCGAAGACGCTGCCGTTCGAGCCATACCACCAGATGCAGGCGATTCCCTGAGCGTCCGCGGCATGCGCCACTGCGATGACGTAAGAGTTCCGGTTGATGAGCTGGTGCCAGGTGCCGGCGATGATGACCGCGTCGAGATCGGGATCCCCGCCGCTGCTGACGTATGGCGACATCTCACGGCTCGACAGGGGCACAATTTCATGGCCGAGCTTGCGAAGGGCGTAGCCCATCTCCTGGCCGCGGAGCGCGCCGCCGACTCCGGCGAGGTCCTGCTCTCGGGGGCCGACGATTCTCATGCGGGGATCTCCTCGGCGGGGGTGGCCTCGACCTGGTCGAACACGTCGAGCATGATGATCGCGGCGTCGAAGAGGTCGCGGGCATTCAGTCGGCTGTGCTCGTTCGGGTCCTGCTCAAGCGCGTAGCGAGCCTGACTGAGCAGGACGCGCATTCCGGCAAGCGCGGCGCGTTTTCGGCGGGCGGCGAGTTCTACTTGCGGACCGGCCATGACGACCTCCTTCGGCTGAAAAGGGACGGGCTGGGGTCTCCCCCAGATGGCCTCGGCGACGGCCGCCGCGTCGGCCGGATCCTGATACGACGCGACGAGCAGACTGGAATAGATCTGCTCGTACTGCGCGGCCACGGCCGCGCCGGTGATGCGCCGCAGCACTTCCGCGCGACCGGCAGCGAACTGCTCGGGCTGGCCGATCGCGTCGGCCAGGGCATTCGCCCAAGCCTGCGCCGTGTCGCCGGCCACGCGGACGGCGCCCTCGTAACCGCTGAACATCGGCGAAACGCTGACCACGACCGGCGTGCCCGAGGCGACGGACAGCGCGACGGTGCCGCTGGAGCTCTCATGCTGCCACTGGTGATTGAGGGCGATGGCGTGCGCGGATCCGCACAGGGCATAGATGTCCTGCTCGCTGGGCCAGTCGACGCGGAGTTCGAGGGCGTCCTCGGTCGCGGCGAGTTTCTCCAGGTCGGCGAGGTGCTGCTTCTGCTCGCCGGTGAGGGCCCGGCCGACGACGAGGTAACGGGCCTCCGGATAGTCGCCCTGGCGCAGGAGCTTGACGGCCTCGAGGACGGTCTCGTGGCCTTTGCCGTGGCCGAGCATTCCCCACGTGAGCACGAGCGGCGCGGGCGTGGCCTTGGGCGCGGGGGTCGGCGGCACGGGCGGAACGGGCAGCGGAATGACGCGGATCGGTCGCGCGAGGCGGATGTGGAAACGCTTGGCATAGGCTGTCCAGGCGTCGGCCATGCCGGGCGTGCCGACGACGACCTGGTCGACGACGCGGAGCATGCTCTGATTCTGAAAGGCAAACACGTCGATGTCTTCGAGCGTGTGGAGTGTCGCGACGGTGCGCACGCCTGTATCCGCGGCCCATTCCCCATAGGCGAGGATCGCCCGATAGGGGAAGAACGAGGGATCCCACTGCCAATGGACGATCTTCGCCCGGCAGGACTCGACCGCGGCCTGAATGTCGGGGAGGGATTCGGCGCGGGAGCGATTCCAGCAGCGGTCGACGGGCCAGCCTTCAGTATCCTCGGGGGGCCCGTACCACGGCGGCGGATGATCGGCCAGGATGACGGAGTCCCAGTCGGCGGAGACAGAGGCCAGCCAGTAGCTGAGGTGCTTGGCAACGCCGCACGGAATGCCCCACGGCGTCACGTGCGCGACGGTGCCGAGCATGGAGGGCCTCCTCAGACGGCGAAGATCGTAACGGTCGCATCGCCCAAGGCGCTCGAAGCGCCGGTGTGGCTGAAGTACAGGTGCGTCATGTCGAGCTCGGCGGCCGGGTCGATGGTCAGGCCGGACGCGGCGGTGACGGGGATCTCCTGAGCTCCCGTGCGGTTGATCCGGAGCGTCACGTCGACGGTCGTCTCGACGTGGAGATAATGCGGCTGGGGGATGTAGCGGTCCTGCGAGAGCGCGGCGACCATCAGCGCGTAGAGATCGACGTGCTGATTCACGGCGCCGATCGTGACGACGACGCTCGCTCGGTAGTACTCGGTCCGTTCGGTTCGGTCGGCCATGGTGCGCCTCCTGCTGATCCCGGGGGAGGCCGGTCCCGCCCGGAGACGGGACCGACCTGATCCGCGGCGGTGGGACTAGATGGTGATGACAGGCGGCGCGGCCACGCCCTGGCTGCCGATGATGATCCAGCCGGTCGTGGAGTCGATGAACTGCAGCGTCACGGTGTCGCCGGCGTCGGCCAGGACGATGGTCGCGAAGCCGGTCATGGTCGTCGGCGTCAGGGTGCCGTCGCCGCCGCCGTCCACGACGAGCGAGATCGTGAGGAGCTGGCCCGGGCGGCCGTCGGCGAGCGTGAGGGCCTCGGCGCCGGCGCCGGTGGTCTTGCTGACGAAACGGTGCGTCGTGACGATGGCGAGGGCGGCGGCCGCTACGGCCACGGAGCTCGTCTTCTGCGGGACGGCCGCGCCGGCGGACAGCTTGACGTTGGCCGTGGTGGCAAGAGACGCCTTGTCGCCGATGGCGATGCCGGCGAGCACGTCGCTGACGGCGCTGTCGGTGAGCTTGGCGTTGGTCGAGTCCCACCAGAGCACGTCCCCGTCCGACCAGACGTCGGCGGAGGTGGCCGCGAGGGTGAAAACGCCCTCGGTGGCGCACGCGCCGGACGCGCCGTTCGCGATGTCGACGATGGCGACGCGAACCTGATCGCCCTCGACGATGACGCCGCCCGAGCTCACGTCGGAGCCCGAGCCGTTGGTCGTGTTGATTCTCTTGCCGGCGTACACCCAGTTGGTCGCCATGTCCGTTTCTCCTCAGCTTGGGCCGCGCCCAGTTTGGTTCTTCAGGAACGGCCTGCCTTGTTCCGGGGACACGAACCGATCCCGCCTTCGGCGGGCTTCCGGTTCATGTCCCCGCGCTTCTCCCGGGCTGCTTACGCGCCGGGATTCTTGGCCATGCCGCGGAAGTCGATGGCCTTGGCCTGGACGACGTGCGTGACGCGCCACTTCTGATCGCCGGTGTCGAAGTCTTCCTCCTGCGCGAGCTGGGGCGCCTGCTCGTCTTCGAGGAAGCAAACTTCGATCGTGTCGATCATGTTGTAGTCGGCCAGCAGGTACCAGACCGTGGTGCTGCTGTCGTCGAGCCGGGCCGACGGGACCACAACGAGTCCTTCGGAGGCGAAGGGGTTGGGCGTGTCGTTGGACATGGCCGGGTCGATCGGCGAGGAGACGACCTGCTGCGTGACGCGATAGATGCTCGAGGGGACGAGCACGTAACGGGCGCGCAGGTCGAACCGGGCCGCGCTCTTGGGGCCCTTCTGCTTCATGAGGAGCTTCTCGGTCGCGGCGAGGGTGAGCACGGTCGGCGCGGCGCCGCCGGCGGCGATCAGGTTGCTGTGGTCAGCGTGGAACAGGGCCGTGCCGTCGGAGAGGGCGGCGTTGGCCGTGAGGATCGCATACGCGACATCGTCCTCTTTGCGGGCGCAGGCCAGGCCCTGGAGCATGGGGATCCGGTTGAAGGCGTCGAGGTCGTCGTTGATGACGGCCTTGCGGGTGAGCCGGATTCCGCCGGCGTACTCGACCAGGGCGTAAGACTCCTTGCCGTCGCTGAGCGTGACCCAGACGATCTCGTTGCCCTCGGTCCGGGCGGAGAGGCTGGGCGCCTCGGAGAGCGACACGCGGTTGATCGTCTTGAAGTCGACGTTGGTCGTGCGGCGGGCCCAGATCTGCCAGGTCGTCGGGGCGTCTTCGTAAGCCTTGCCCAGCGTCTTGTTGATCGCGTCGAGCAGGATGTTGTCGAAGTCGCTCGTCGACTGGGCGAGCGCGGCGGTCTGCGGATACGCCCGGCGGAGCTGACGGGGGCTGAGCAGCTCGGCCATGCGGACGCGAGAGAGATTGAAGGCGTCCGACACGCCGAGCGCCGCGAGGTAGTGGCGGTACATATCGAGGAGCGACAGACCGCGGAACTCCTGGGCGCGGTCGTGCGGCTCGGCGACGGTGGCGCCGGAGCGGAGGCGGATGGCGTCGCTGATGCCGTCGCTCAGGCCCATGAAGGCGCGGTTCTGGCCGACGCGGGTGCCGGTCTGGGCGAGACCGACGGGCTGATTTTGCATGGCGAGCTCCATGAGTTCGCGGGCCTGGGCGAGCGAGACTCCACGGTCGCAGAGGCCCTGAGCCCACTGGGGAGAGACGTTCCGCTCGGCCGCGAGGGCGGCGATCGCTTTGCGGCGCTTGCGGTCCGCGGCCAGAGCGGCCACGGCGATCTGTTGCCGCTGGAGAGCCGGGGCGGCGCCCTCGGGCGGGACGACGTCGGAGACGTCGACCTCCACCGGCTCGGCGGGGGGCGACGTGAAGGTGCTGTGAATCTCCTTGGCTTTGGCGATGCGCTCGGAGCCGTCCGGGTACTTGGCTTGCATGCTCTCGTCGGCGTCGAAGCGCGCGACGAAGTCCGGCTCGGACTCCTCCGGCTCGGGCGTCAGGTCCGGCGTAACGTCCGGAGCGGGCGCAACGGGCTCGCCCTCTTCCTGGGCTCCGGCAACGGCTTCGGTCGGATCCATGGTTGCGTCTCCTTTCGCAGAGGCCCCGGCAGTCGGGGCGGACAAGAGGCCGCCGGGGTTGGCGGCGGGTGTGCCTACAAAATCGACGGACACGACGTGAATCGGCGCGCCAGGCTCCTGGACAGGCCACATGATGCTGAGGCCGAAGTCCTCGGGGGCGTCCTCGGCCAGGTCGAGCAAGTACGTCCAGAGATCGCCGATGGGCGAGGACTTGGCGTAGCGGCCGAGGTGGATGTCGCCGCGGACGTGATTTCCCGCGACGCGGGCGTTCTCAATGCGGCCGACGCGGTCGCCGATGTCGTCGCGGGGGGGCGAAAAGGCGTCGCCCTCGAGTTCGACGTGCGTCAGGCGGACCTTGACGCCGCCCTGGCCGTTGATCGAGGTCGCGACCTCCTGGAGCGTGTCGGGAGTGATCTCGCCTTCCCAGCCGGTGCCCGCGGCGTGGCCGGTCATCATAATGGAGACGTTGCGGATGATGCCGTG